TGGCAGCCGATGCCGAGGGTGCCGAGATCGGGAAGAGATCGCCGGCACTGGGGCGGGATTGCACCGCAGCCTCAAACCACGTTTGGATGCCTGCCCATCCGGTGGCGTTGGTGGTGCCTTCCACTTGATAGACCTTGGTGGCAGCCAGCGGGCCGGTGATGTAGCTGCGGCCCGTGGTGGTCAAGGCCATCTGAGGGGTGTCCTGGTAGGTTTCCGGCGGCTTGAGCAGGGTGAGCACCACACCGCCAAGGGTGAAGGTGCCAAGGGCCGGGCGGTCATCGTTGCCCAGTTCTTGGGAGCGCAGGGCCACGGCAAGCGCTTGGTTGGCATCTACTAGCTCGCAGGATGCCTGCAGGTAGATGCCGACCTGCTCGGCACTGGGGGCAGCCGAGAACCAGCAGGGAACACTGATCCAGCTCTGGCCGTTGGTGCTGGCCGTCAGGTTGATGGTGGTTCCAACGTCCTGGGCCACCACCGAATCCGGGTCATCGATTCGGGCATCCCGCCAGGCCTCATAGACGGACACCAGCGCCTGCCACTGCGCTTTGGTCAGCAGCCCTGAAACCTGCCACTTCCGCGCGGTGAGACCCTGGCGGGTATTGGTTTCGTCGTAGCCGAAGGGCTGGGCAGTGAGGTTGCGATCAATGCTGAGGGTGCCGATGGTGACACGACCTAGGGCACTGGGACCAAGGGCTGCGGCCTTGCCGGACAGGGACAGGGTGCCTGCCGCGGCGGTGAGCAGCCGTGTTGCCTTGAGGCGTGCGGCGATGCCGGTGAGGGCATAGGTGCCCGTAGATGCGGCCACAAAGCGCCCTAGGCGTGCATCCTTGCCCGTGACGGCATACGTGCCCTTGGCAGCGGTCAGCTGGCGGTTACGGGGGAACGTGGCCGCCAGTCCCGTGACCGTGAAGGTGCCCTTGCCGCCGGAAATGTAGTGGTTCATGCGACACCCCCTAGAACGTCACCAGAGACGGACGCCAGGCCGTCTGAGGCCACGTTGACCACGACTTGCCAATCCTTTTCAGCCAGGCTGATCAGCGGCGACTGGACGGCATCCAGGGCACTGACCAGATCCTGGCCGGCAGCGTCAAAGTTTTTCGCGGCGGAAAGTACTCCACGGGCTGAGTTGCCGATGTTCAGCAATTCCTCAGGTGTGGCACCAAGGCCAACGTCACCGCGAAAGATGCCGGCCTTCTGCGCGGCTTCAATGTCTTTTCGTGCCCGGTCGGTCAGCTGATTCTGGATCTGGGGTGTGAGGAACTTGAAGGCGCCCTCAAGGGAGCTGCGGAGGGACTCGCCGGCACTCTTGAAGCGGTCTGCGGCTTCCTTCAGGCTGGATGCTGCGTTCAGGCTGGCATCAAAGATCGCCGTTTTTACACCAATCCCTGCCGCTTCAAGCCTGGCGGCGGCTTGAATGACATCCTTATCCAGCTTGTTCCCGCTGGGGTTCTGCACGGTGGCTGAGTTCTTCAAGGCCTCCCGGTACTTCAATTCTGCTTCCGCCTCGGCCTTGATTGCCTGTTGGACGTTGAGAGTCTGCTGCATCCGATCCAGCTCAAGACCAGACAATCCCGCAGTGGCTTGCAAGATGCTCAGCCGCTCCTTGGCAGGAGCAACAATCTCGCGCTCTGCCGTTGCCTGATCTTTGGCTGCTGCGGTAAATGCTTGAGCGGCCTTCTGCGCGGCTTCCTGTTGACGCTTGGCAACGGTTCGTGGATCAACTTTTGGGGTTGCCGGCGCCGATGGCTTTGGCGGTCCAGATATGGCATTCTGGATGTCAAAAGCGAAGGTGCCGGTAAGCACCTTGAGCGCAAATGCAGGGCCGAACCTGTTTGCAAATTCCAAGATTTGCTTCAGAACCGGGATTTCGCCTATTGTTGATATTTGGTCCAGTCTTGCGCCAATCCCGGTGATGGACTGATTTGCGCTTTCAATCGCGCTGAGCACGGTGGGATTGAGGATTTTGCCGACCGTGACACCAAGCAGTGTTAGCGACTCGCCCAGAGTGGCCAGCGAGGCGTCTAGCTTGGTGCCACCTTTGACCCCACCTTCATAGAACTTGCCGCCTTCATCGGTCATCTGGCGGAACGCTGCAATCACCTGATCTGCCGGAATGGCGTCCAGTTGTTTCAGTTCGGCGATGCTCTTGCCAGTGACCTTGGAAAGGGATTCAAAGATTGGCACGCCCGCAATGGCGAACTGCCGCAGGTCAACGGTATAGGCCTTACCAAGGCTGACAATCTGGCCCAGATTGAGCGCCAGTCGATCTAGCGGCGTGCCGGTGACCGTGGCGACATCACCAAGACGCCTTGTGAACTCAACAGCTTGCTCTGTGCTAAGGCCAAATGCCAGCAGCAGCTTGGCATTTTCGGCAAGGCCAGGGAGATCAAACGGAGTTGCGGCCGCGTACTGCTTCAAGGCAGTGAGCGCGTTTTGCGTGTCAATCGTGCTGCCTGTGAGCAGGTTAAGTTGCTGATTCAGCTTCTGAAAGTCGTTGGCCGCCTTGACTGCCGCCACCCCGGCGGTTGCTGCGGCGACACCAGCAGCGGCTGGCCCAAGGCCAGCGAGTCCGCCAATGCCTGGGAGCGCACCAATCGCACCTTGGACGAACTCGGAGCCTGCGCCGCTGGGCTTCTGCCCCTGCGTGAGTTGCTGCTGCCTTCCAATCTGCTTCTCCAGCAGCGCAATGCTTTCTTTGCGCAGTTGGATTTCAGCCTTAAGGGCATTGATCGGAGCCTCTAACGCTGCCGCCGACCACGGATTGGTTTTGAGCTTGCTTTCCAGTGCCGTTAGCTGAGTTTGCAGTGCCGACAACGTGGCCCGCCGTGCATCTAGCCGGTCACTGATGTTCTTCCCAGCCGTAGATGCCAGCTTCTGCGCCTGATTGAGCCCGGCGTTGAAGTCGTCCAGGTCAACGCCAAGGCTCAGTAGGACGCTGCCCAGACTTTCCGCCACACCACCACAGCTGCTCCCTTAGCTTGCCGGAAACCTAGGCCATGACTAGCGCCATCGCCTTCCTGGCCAATGCCTCGGCAGTCTTTGACGTGCCCACGGCAGGGACACTGACCGACCCCACAACAGGCAACGTGGTGCCCAACACAGAGACAGTGACCGTGAGCCTGTATCTACGCAACGCCGGAGGGATCTCGCCTTCAAGCGGTACAGGCGGCGGCCTGCCGTCGCTTGACGTGTTCCCTGGTGTTGGCGTGGAGGATGAATCATTCGAGGGCTATGCCGTCAGTCCCCAGGCCCTTGATTCCCGCATTGTGCCGGGCATCAAAGGAACCATCACCTTCGGCAGCGACGCCCCGACACCGTGCGAGGTGGTCGCAGCCCGCTACCCATTCGGCAGCACGGGATTTCTTGGGGAGACTTTGCAGGGGATCTTGGGGGACAAGATCAGGCTCTCCCGCTACAGCCAGCGATGACCACCCTCAAGACTTCATTCAAGCTGACCGGGTGGAACGCGACCCAGCTGAAGCTACGCATCCCGACAATCCTCACCACTTACGGGCAGGTGTTAGATCAGGAGTTCAAGGATCAAATCCGACTGGTTCAGTACGAGTGGGTGCCAGGCCGTTTGACCTACCGAAAGAACGGCACCATTGAAGGCAGCCCCCGCGACATCGTGGATCTCGGCGGCTTCATTCGCTCTCAGCGCCGCAACAGACCCAATGCCACCACGCTGGTGTTCAGCTGGAACGTGCCCTACGCCAACCTGATTTTCACTGGCTACACCACCTATAACAAGCGGACTGGCCAGAGCACGACATTGCCGCCGCGCAACTGGATCGCTCCGGCACTGAAAGCCAAACCGCTAGACGAGTTCTTCGCCGCGTACTGGCAGGTGTATTCCAAGCGGTCGCTCTGACGTAAAAAACCCCCGGCGTGAACCGGGGGCGTGCGTCCTACTCCTTAGCTTGCTCAGCTCACCGTGGCCACGGTGAAGGTTGGCCTGACGTCTGCACCAGCGTCGCCAACAGTGCCGGCGCCCACCGTGAGAATGTCGCCCACGTTGTAGTTGCCCCCTGCCGCCACGATGGTCGGGGCAGCCGTGACCGTTCCACCGCCTGCCACCACGATATCTGCCGTGGCGCCCAGGCCGCTGCCCACGCCCTGTGCAGGGCTGCTGCCGATCAGCGACACGCCGCTGTAGGTGGCGGGAGTCATGCCAGAGCCGTTGGTGGTTACAGTCAGGGTTGCAATTCCCTTGCCCTGCGGATACCACAGGAGTTGGCCGTAGCCTTTGAATGTGAAGCTGACCGTAGCAACATCGCCGGCTTGGATTGATTCCTGGAAGCCTTCCACAAAGGCAACACCGGAGTGAACCTCAGCATCGCTACCGGACCCATCCTTGACGGGAGAGACCCGGTAGACCCTCAGAGCCGTGCCTGCAGCGCCGTTCAGCCATGCCCGCTTCAAGATGCGGTAGCCCTCATCCCCGAGGCTGAGATTCATGCTGGCAGGCACCGACCAGCCTATGTTGGTCATCAACGGCGCCTTCCATCCATACTCCGAAGAGTAGTCAATGGGGGCATCGGTTGAGTCCGTGCTGCCGTCAATGCTGGCATTTGTCAGCGACAGGATCTCTGTCAGCCCAGATGTAGACGTGGGAGCAGACGATGCCGTGGTTCCCAGCCCTACATAGAGCTGAAAGTCCAAGGAGTTGAAATACGAAGGCATGGCAGGGTCTTGTTTGGCTTAGCTTGCCGCCGCCAGTTCCCGCTCCTCCTCCGCCTCCAGCCATTCCATGGGCGACGGCCGCTGATCGCAGTGCAGCTCCCAGTCCTGCACGTCGTGCCCAATGCCAGAGGTGGCCAGGAGGGATTCCTGTAGCTCCTGCAGGCTGCAGCCAAGGGCCTCAGCAACCTGCTGCGGCGTCATGCCAGAGGCTGCCAGCTTGCGTGCCTTGCTGCCCCGTTCACGCACGACGGGGGGCGCTGCGATCTGGAAACCGTGGTCTCTCAAATAGTGCATGATCTCCCCCTCGACAAAGCGGCCTAGGAGGGTGCTGAGCTTGTAGGGCTCACCGTTGGCCGGGTTCAGCTTGGTGGGGTCGTAACTGCGGAAGGTGCGCAGGAAGGCCACGTCCACTAGGGAACTGATCACGTCCCGTTCCAGCACCGGGAACTTCCTGCTCATCTTCGCTGTGAACTTCCACGCAAGCCCGATGTTGGCCGCGTACAGCTTCCCAAACGCCCGTCGTTCCTCGCGCGTGAAGGGCCGTTCCAGGTGGTCGCGTTCCCGCCACTGCTCTTCCGGCAGCCCTAGCGCCGTGAGCAGCGTGAGTTGGTTGCGGTCTTTGCGGGCCATGGCCCATCAGCCACGGAACACCCTGATGCTACCGGAACTGCCTTTGGGAATCGAAGTGGTCAATACACCGAGGGTTCCGACAAGGGAGGGCACGACGGTGAGGCAGTTCAGCACGGTGGGCGCACCGCCCTGGCGGAAGGTGACGGACACCACGTCCACGCTGGCGCTCTGAAGGCTGCTGTTGGGGATGCCAGGGATCAGCTCACCTAGTGCAGTGTTGCCGCCGCTGAGCAGGGTGGGCGTCCCCAGCAGCGCATTGGCCAGATCAAAGGTGGCCTGTTCCACCTGTTCGGGGATGGTGGTGCTGCTCAGGGCCACACCATCCAATGTGATGCCGCTGCGGGGCCACCCAAGGGCCTGCGTGGAGCTGGCCCGATCCCCGATCCACTCCAGCTCGTCTAGGTAGCGGGTGGCACTGATGACGGCCCGGCCCTTGTCGTCGGTGGTGGCACTGCTCCAGGCCAGGGTGCCCAGCTGCAGGTTGGCGATGGTGTCACCGCCTGCAACCGAGAGGTAGGAGTTGGCAGAGGCAGAGCCTGCCGTGGCGGTGACGGTGACGGTCATGGCTTGCGGATGCGCTTCACGGTGCCATCAGGGCGGACCTTGAGCAGCTCGCGCCGCTGGGGTTCGCCGGCCTTGGGCCGCAGGGCGCTGCCTACGGCCACGATGCTGTCCTGATAAGTGGTGGCCATCACTTCTTGCGGCTGCGCTTGGCGGGCTTGCTGACGCCACGGCTCTTGACCATGCTGTTCAGCTTGCGGGTCACGCCAGCAGCCTTGGCCGAATCACTCTTGGTGGCTGCCCAGTCGTACCGCTTGTTCCGCCGCTGCTGGGAGCGGAGGGCCTGATACTCCTGCTTGGTGGCGTTGGCGGGCGCCTTATCCATCTTTTTGGTGCCCTTGGATGCGGCCTTGGAAACGGCGCGGACGCGATCCTTGGTCACCTTGGCTGCGTTGGCCTGCAGCTGGGAGCGGGTGCCAGCTCCAACGGTCCCGGCCTTGCGCTTGGCGGTGGTGGCGCCAGTTCTCACCCATTGGTTGGCGTTGGCCCGCTGGGTGCCTTTGGCGCCTGCGTAGAGGCCGGCGGTCTTGTTCCTGAGGCGACCACCCACGGCGGTCATGCCCTTATCCAGAAGCCGGCGATCCGTGGCAACGTTCTTCTGCCGGGTGGATGGAGCCTTGCCGCCGCTGGACTTGCTGCCACCGCCGCCACCAGACGACGCGAACCGCCCGTTCTTGTCCCTGTTGTACTTCCTGCCCCCACCCTTGGCCATTGGTCCAGATCGATTGCCTTAGCTTGCCGGCGCCTGCCATAGCTTCACCGCACGATCCAGCGAGATCCGCTTCACCGGCCGCCCTTCACGGTCGCTGCCCAACAGCTGGTCCCCGATGCGTTTGCCGAAGATGGCGCGGGTGGTTTCAGGGTTGGCGCGGATCCAGTCCGTCGTGGCTGCTTTGAAGCTCAGCACGCCTTCTCCCTTGTCGCCTTCCGTTGGCCGCTTAGGCTCCACCTTCCGCCCCTTGGGGCTGATCATGTCCTCATTGCGCCACTTGTGCGGTAGGACGTAGCAGCGGCAGTTCATGTGCGGCGACACCTTCGCCCTGCCGTCCCAGTAGGCCCCCGGTTGCCCGAACTGATACCGCTTGCCATCCAGCCCCAGACAGATCGGGCACACGGCAGAGTCCAACGTGGCGGTCCACACCAGGCCATCCTCCCCCAGCCAGTCCGGGTCGGTTTCGACCTCGTAAATCGCCATCTGGGCAGCAGATCCCACCTCATGCACGCCCGTACGGATGATCGCCTCCACGTTGTTTGAGGTCGTGCGAACAACGGCATCCGCATAGGTGGCCGCCACCTCCCCGCCTAGGTCACTCATGCCCAGACGGATCAGGCGCTCCATCCGGTCGCTGACCATCAGGGGCACACTGATCCTGAGCGTGTCGGCCAGGGTCTTGCCGCCCACCACCGCCTGATTGATCGCCTGATTTACCAGCCCCTGCGACGCTGCCACCGCACCGGGGTTGCTCAGTGCCCCACCGGATAGCTCCACCATCTGCCGGGCAAATTCCAGCTGCTGCGCGAAGAACGGGGTCAGGGCCTGCTGTAGCGCCTCGATCTGCGGCACGCCCCAAGACCGCTGCACGCTGTTGGCCACAGCCGTCACCAGCCGCCGAATCTGCTCATCACGCCCCGGCCCAGGCGACATGATGCCCGAGGTGTCCAGCGTCCTCTGGATCCCCGCGAGGGTCTGGCGCAGGGCCTTGAGGGCATCCTGCACCAGATCATCCTCCAGGCGCTTCTGGGACAGCGCATTGCGCAGGAACGCCTCAATCTGATCCGGCAGGTTCGGATCAGTCATTCACGTCAGCCCCGGTTGGCCTTGTAGGCGATGATCTTGCCGCTGCTCAGCGTCACGCTGCTGAACTGCCCATCAATGAACCCACCCGCCGGAATCGGCACCGTGGCGAACGTGTTGCCAGACTGCCCGCGCACGGTAGCCGCGCTGATCGTCGCAGCAGACAGGGCATACAGCCGACAGAAGGCACCCGTATGGGCTGCCGTGTCGTCGATGTATTCAAAGCCCAGCTGATCCAGAAGTACCTCAGTGCTCATTGCTGGGCTTCCTCATGCGGCGTCGTTTCGTAGGTTGCCGATCCTCCTGCGGTTCGGCCTGCGGCTCAACAGAAGAAGAGGCCGCAGCCTCTGCCTGAGTGGCAGAGAGTGCAGCCTCAATCTTGTGCCGCCGGAAAGCGGTCAACCCCATCTCACTTGCGGTAGTAGACCACGGTGGAGCTGCTGGCCACTCGACCGATGAAGGTCGCGGTGCTGGCAGCGGCCACGGTGCCCGAACCCTTGAGGGTGACGCCAGTGGCGTTGGCCGTGAACACGATGGGATGGGTGGCCCCAGCCTCGTTCACGATGGTCACCTCAAAGCAACTACCAACTCGGTACTCACCGAGTTCCGCGATGATCTGAGGGCCGGTGGCCGTCGTCACAGCGCGGGAGGCGCCAGGGGTCATGGTGACGATGCTCTGAACGCTTTGGGCAGCAGACAGAGCAGTCGCCTCATCAGAGGCCGCAACCACGATGCGGCCATTCAGCGCCCGATCAAACGGGGGCTGTTCCAAGTGGAATTGTCCAGCCATTGTCAGTTACCTCAACCGTACAGGGGGCAGGTGCTGACGATGTTCGCCACACCGATGTTCTTCTTATCGAAGACCTTGGTCCAGGAGGCCGAGGCTTCCAGGTCAGACGCGCCGGGGTTGGCAGCGCCCGCGTAGGAAGTACCCAGCGCGTGGAAGCACTGGTCCCACTGCACCTTGATCACATCTTCACCGCCGCTGGTCAGGATGTCGCGGTCGGTCTCGGTACGCACCGGAGCTTGGTAGCCCATGCCGATGGCGCCGGGCTTGAAGATGTAGGTGCCGTACTTGTAGCTGCCGGGGCTGCCAGCACGGGGGGCATCATCGGAAACGATGACCCGCTTGCTGCCGAACACGGGAACGGTGGACTCCCCAGTGAAGGCACCGGAGAAGTCGCCACCGATGGCGTTGCTGGCGGTGATGCTGCCGGCAGCGATGGTGGAAGCCGTGATGCCGGGCAGTTCCTTGGCGTTCACGTAGTTGATCATCTCGCGCACCCGCAGGTAGGCATAGATGTCAGGGTGAACAACCATGATGCCGTAGTTGTCGGCATCCTCGCCCAGCAGCAGGTCAGCGCGGACGACGTGGGAGACAGAGAAATCGGTCTCACCGGAGCCGCCGGCATCAATGCTCATGCTGGTGAGGGCATATGCGCTGTTGCTGGTGCCAGGAACGCCGAACAGGCCCTTGAGGGTGGACAGCAGACGAGCCTGTTGGGCGTTGGCGACGTACTGAGCGACCTTGGCACCGATGGCCATCATGGGGTCGTTGTTGGAACCCACGGCCAGCTTCACCAGCTCACTGGCGCCCCACGCTTGGATCGCGTGATAGACGACGCCGGTTTGCTTGGTGCTGCCCAGCTTGTTGACGGTGGCCTGCACGCCCTCAGCGGGAACCTGCAGGGTGCCGCCGAGGTTGGCGTTCCAGTTGGGGATTTGGAAGGTATCCCCTTTGGTGATGTTCGCGGAAATAACCGGATTCGTATCGACGAGGCCGGAGGTCAGGAATGCACTGCGAAGGGTGGTCTGCTCAGAGATGTAGTCCGAAAACGGATTGAGGATCTGAGCGTCCGCCCGGTAGGTGAAAGCCATTGCTCTCTACGGGATGGGGAACGGATGGCCACAAGCCTGCGGGCGGCACAGCCGGCCCAGTTACAGATAGTGTGCCACGGAATCAGCCACGCGCATTGATAGCGTCGGCCTCGCTCTTCAGCTGAGCAGCCAGCAGCGGATTGATGCGCACCAGGCGGTCTTGCTCGGTGAGGTTGTAGGACGCCCGCACCCACGGGTTGTTGGTGCCGGTGGGGAGGGAGGTGGCCACGCTGCCGCCCACGGGAGCCCCGGTTCCACGGGCCTGCGGTTCCTTCAGGTAGTGGCGGGGGAGGTTGGCACGTGCCCAGTCGGCAATGGGGATCCGCTCCAGGCCATTCACCACCACAGGGCCTGATGCGCCGTGTTCGATCTGCTCAGGCTTGAGCTTGCCGGTGGCGAACACGTCATCCGGGTCGTGGACGATCTTCGACAGCTCAGACGATGCGGGGCTGATCAGCTCCAGATCACGGATCCTGGCCTGCAGGCGCTCAATTTCGCGCTTGAGGGCTGCGGTGTCGTTGTCGTACTGCTGTTGCAGCTGCAGGCGCAGTTCAGCGAAGTTGCCCTCCGCTTCCAGCTTGGCCTGCTCAGTCTTGCGGCGGAACTCGATCAGCTCCTGAACGTCCACGCCATCGGGGACGGCAGCGGCCTTGGCCTTGGCCTTCTTTGCCTCGTCCAGAAGCTCCCTGTTCTTGGCGCGTAGGCGCTCCAGTTCTTCGGCAGCGGTGTCGGTGCTGGGTTGCTCCACAGGAGCGGATGATTCAGACATGCCCACAGGGCTGGTGTGCCCCGTAGGTTGCCTATCAATCCTCAACGCTGAACCATTCCACCTCGTCACAGCACAGGTCGATAAACCCGAGGCAGTCCCCAGATTTGTTCAAGATTGCGAGGTTGCGAACCTGATTTGGGACCACTTGAAAGCCTTCCGGCAGGGTCTGCAGCAGCTCAATCAGGCGAGACGCCTTGACGACGTGATCAATGCCCATGGCTTGGTGGTGGTGCGGACCCCCATCGTACTCCCAAACCCCTAGGCGGGCAGCTCGTTCATACCTGCCTGCAGCATCTGCTCCTGCTGCTGCAAGCGTGCCTGCTGCTGCGCTTCGGTGGCCTGCAGTTCCTCGTCAACGCTGAACTCGTCACCCATCCAGCCGCCCTTGTCCAGCAGCTGCAGTAGCTTCTCCTGCGTGATGCTGCCGTTCAGGTTCAACGCGATCAGCTGGGCGACCTCGGTGGGATCTAGGCGCTGGGCAAGGAAATCGCGGGACAGCTCGCAGGAGCCTGCCGGCAGGCCGAGGTAGTCGGCATGGAACTGCAGGCAGTTATCAATGCAGTCCTGTAGCTGCAGCGCGAACACCTGCAGCGCCGCATCCCCTTGGCTGCGGTCGATTGCCTTGCTGGTGGCCGTTTCTGCCGCGAGCTTCTGCGGCATCACCGTTGCCAGCCCCAGCTGCGCAATCTGCTGCTGGATCAGCTCCAGGTGCTGGAACTGGTACTGATAGGACGTGCCGGCCGGTTCGATGAACTCGGCGCGGGCATCCACGGGCCAGGTGGTCGCAGCCTCGGGGCCGGCCTCGATTTCCTCGATCTCGGCACTGGCGCCAAAGATCATCAATCTCGGAACGGCGGCCAGGTGCAGCTGGTTGGCCAGATCAGAGGAGCGTTGGTAGGCCTGCAGGTTGAGGTGCGCGATCTCTTCCAGCGGCGGGCGGGATTCAAGGGTGCCCACCTGCTCGCTGTAGGCCACGCTGAACGGGATGTAGTCCAAGGTGGTGGTGCCGTTGGCGGTTTCTACCCAGTCCTGGCCCTTGGATGCGCGGCGGGTGAACACGCGGTAGGAGCCAGGCTCCAGCACCCGCACCTCCTCCACCTGCTCCTCCCCGAAGTCGCCATAGGGCGCGGTGTAGGTGTTGTAAAGCCGCAGCTGGGTCAGGGTGCCACCGTTGCCGCCGGTTTCCGTGCGCCAGACGATGATCTGCCGGGGCTCATAGGCAATCCAGTAGGGCCGGGGAGACGGTGTGCCGTCAATGTCGGCGGGGTAGTCCACGAGGATGCCCATGTGACCCCAGCGCAGGGCCTTACGGGCAAGGGAGCCTAGGAATCGCTGGAGGTCGTTGCCCTGCTGGTCTACATCGTAGAGATGCTCGAGGATCTGATCCACCACACCGTCCAGCTTGAGCGG